TAAATTCATTTGATTACTATTTGCATACTGTAATCCAAATGCTACTCCAGCCTTGGCACCAGCAATAACCCACTTAGCATTTAAACCTGTACTTACAGTACTCCATGTATGATATCGTGCAGTTGCTTCAAACACTTCATTAAAATAATTATAAATTAATAAACTTTCTTTATATTTTTCATTTATAAGTCCTCGTTGAGCACCTCTATATGATGAACGCTTTTTTAAATTCCACTCTTGATTATTAATATGTTCTTCTAAATTATCAATTTCTTTTTGCTTGGCCAATTCTCTTCTTTTAATTGCACCAAATACAGAGTTTAAAGATGTTAACTTTGCACATTCTCTAAATGCTCCTATAAACGCACTATCTGGTGTTGCGTTAAATCTTGTCTCACAGCTAATTTCTTCTTTAGCTACTGTTGACGCTCCGATAGTTGTAGACAGATCAATCTCCCAAGGTCTATTTTCTAAGAAAGGTTTTTTTGGAAATAATTTAACACCGCCGTAGCCATATTCTAAATCATTAACAGGGTTTCGACTATTCCATACTATTACGCAATCAGTTTCTTTATTACCCCAATGCAATATTTCTGGATTTGGTTTATAGTTAAATTTAAATCCAGGTTCAATATAAGCATCTGCATCAACTACATAAAAATGATCTGTTTCTGATTGTATTGCACATTGTTTATGTACTTCATATATTCCAACTACATCTCGTACTTCTTTAATCATTGGAACAAAGTTACTTAAACGCTGATAATTATCCTCAGCGTTTTCTTCTCCTTGCGAGATAAAAAATACATCTAACATTATATTACCCTATAATTAATTGATCAACGTCTGTTTCCTTAACTAAAGGAGCCAGCCTAATAGGATTAAAATAACTTGCTTTATAGAATCTACTTCCTTGTTCGTCTAAGTTTGCAATTTCTAAACCCATATCTTGTTTTAATATTCTTCCTAGTTTTACTACTTCGTTTAATAACTTAGTATTACTCCAGCTATAGTCACTTACTGGACAACGTTCGTCTGTTCCTTCAAATTTAGGAGCTATAGTTTGGTGCCAATATTTGTTATGCCATTCAAAGTCTCGAACTAATGTAAAATCAAATTCATCTTTTCTCATGTTTGTCATATAACAACCAAGTCGGGCGCCGTACATTGCCCATAATCCGTTTTTAACATCAGCTCCAACACTCATCCAAATTAACAAACGTCTGTGATTTTTATAATTGTTACGTTCTGCTACTTGTCTCCAGTCCATTGGTTGACCGTCATGTAATGCTAACTTAACACCTTCTCTAAATCCGGCTCTATATGCTTGATAAGGAGTTTCATTATTATAAACGTCACTGTAAATATTGTTTAGTTGGTGATAATGTATATCCCAGCAAAAATCAACCGCTCCTGGACCGTTATCGGCTTCTTCGTGTGTTCTCATTTGCTCAACTACGTTAACTGGCCAAAGTTTAATTCCTCCATTACCGTATACTAATCCATTAATAATGTTTTTTCCTGACCAACTAAGAACATCACTTTTATCAAACTTTTCTATGTTTAATTCAAGTTCAAAGAAATCTGGCCTGACTTTATTGTCTGCATCAATACCAATAAATCTTTCTGTTTCTGAAAGTTTAGCGGCGGCCTTATGGCAAGCATCAGATCCAAATACTCCGTGACTTCGTTTTGCCCAAGGACACATTGATTGTAAATGAGCCCAATTTTCATCTGCATTAGGTTCATCATAACTGATAAAGATTACATCATAATCACTTATTGGTACACTCATACTGCTACTCCAATGTCTAAGTTGTTTGCTTTATATAACAGATTTGGTACCGTGTTGTCCTGCCATTCAGGCAGTACTTCAAACGGTGCATTTTGTCTAAGCATTAGTGCAGGTAACTGTACCCATGCTACAAAGTTATCAGGATCATTACCTTTTATGATTGCACCTGTTATATCGCCTTCTAATTGATCTATAGCACAACCAGATGTATAATGACTTTGTGCCCATAGTTTATTTCCTTTTGCATATAGTGTAATATGCACTCCGGGACCAGGATGGGATAATACTGTTTGTAAATCGATTGTACCATTAAAAGCATAATACTCTTCTGTTTTTAAAAATAATATACCTTTTGCTACCCTCGGTAAATTTAAACGTATATCTAATCCGTGCCATAATATACGTTGTGCTATATCATGTTCTATTATGTTCCATAAGGAAAATTCTGCGTAACCTTGTTCTACTAAAGCGTTTAATTGAATATCTACGTTACCTAAGAATAAATGTGGATCAGTAGCATCTGTTATATAAAGTGTTAAAGGTTTTGTTAACTTTTGTTCTGCAACACTAGTTGCCCAGCGTCTAGATGGTTCGAGTCTAACTACTCCTGTTTTAGTAAACAATATAAATCTTAACTCTGGAGTATTAGTAGTTTCGTGCATAGTAACACTTAACCATTGCCATTCTTGATTAGTTGATAGTTTATATTTGTTTAAGGTTCTCTTATCTATTAAATCTAATGCTCCAATTTTATCATTCATTGCTACAATATAATTACTTTGAGAATCTTTCCCATTTAATAATTTTTCAATTTTCTTAAAAGTAACATTAATAGCCATTGGATTGTCAGTTTGCTGACCTGCTGAAAGTTTTTGAATATCCCCATTGTCATTATATTCAATTGCCCAGAAATCGTGTTTAATTTTATTACGTTTTCTTAATTCAAATTTTATATCAGCCATTGTGTACATACTCTAATGTTTTTAAAGAGTTGTCTAACCATACCGGAAATAATTGTACATGATTTTCTAATTTAAAATTATTATTTGATGGATAATAAGAGATCCAATCATGCCATGTATTAGTAGCATACATTATAGGCATAAGTTCCAAATCTCTAATACTCATATCAACTAATGGAAAATTATGATTTATTTCCCAACCTGGCATTATTGATACCATTGCACTTAACCAATGTTGTAACCCTGCTACTTCTGGCAAGTATGCTTGCCATAATTCTTCTTCTTTGAATGTTGTTATTAGCATTAACGATTCAACTGCACTCATCGAATCTCCAATTAGCATTATATAAGGGCATCCTAATTGATTATTTAATTCTTGTACTTTTCTTTTTAGGAATTGTTTTTTGCCAATTTCTTGCAATCTGTGATCTACAACTTTACCAGGTACTATATTTATTTTTTGTTCTTTTGCTAATTCTACTAATTTTAAACACATTGTACGAGGAGCAAGTCCTGCCTGACATAGTATATCTCCATCCTCTAACGGAAGTTTAGATAATTGTAATAATTGTTTAACTGGATCTGTTGATGAAAATAAGATATGCTGTACAGTAGCACTCTTAGAAAATGTGTTAATGTCCTCTTTAGTAACATTATATAACTCTTCTGAATTTCCAAACACAAAAAATGTCATGTTAAATAGCTCATAATTTGTTTATAATTACGCAAGATACTTAATTTATTCATTAAGTGTATATCTTCACCTTGTATTCTTACAGCAATATTTTTATATTCTTCTGGTAAGTTACTAAGCATAAGCCAGTCATTAGGACCTTTTACTTCTATAATATCATCACGTTGATCTTGATAACGCATGTGCAAAGGTATGCGTCCTACAAATCCTCCGTCTTGCCAACCGTCACATAAATGTACTGCAATAGAAGCCGCATAATCTGTGCGATATAAACTACCTGGAAACTTGTACAGGAAACGATAATATTCCCAATTATCTTTTACATGGGACCATACATTAAAAAAATTATGAGCTTCTTCTGATTTTTTCCAATACACTACTGTTGACCACCACATGCGTATTCCTGCATAATGTAACCATCTTTCTGTAGTGTAAGGTTCTTCGCAACGTAAGTTCATAGCATCTCGATGCATAGCAACTTCGCTTGGGCCGCCGAATAGCATTTCTAGATTATTATTTCCAACAAGATAGTCTGTGTCAATCAATATAGTTTCATCAAACGGAGTTATATTGTAAATATCATGTTTATTAGTATTTGTAAATTGAGCATTAAAACTATGATATGCTCCATCATGGTGTATCCTAATATTAGTTTCATATTCAGGATCGGTCATAATAATCTCGTCCCAAACTTTATTCATTTGCTTTTTAGATGTATGTTGTTTACATTTTATTAAACTACGTTCATTTGTAACAAGTACAACTGGAATATCCGGCATGTACTTTTTAAGAGCAGAACTTGCAATTAAAGCCAGCTTTGTATAATCGAGTTGCTCATTATTATAAGCAAACATCATAAAGCCCTTGGTCATACGGCTCCAACTATTGTTTTTGTTGCCCTTGCTTTCTTAAGTTTTTGTTGCTCGGACCATTTTAGTTCTTGAGCTTTAGTATATGTTTCAATTAATTTAATTATAAAGTCATCGGGGGCTTCAATAAGACTTGAATTACCCAATGTATCGTCAACATATAATAGAAATGGAGTTTTTTTAGTATAAGAAATATGTGCAGACACATAACCTATTAATGCTTGTGTTGCTTTAAAAATTGCATTATTATAGTTTAATAATGATACAGCATCTACTCGAGCATTTATGTTAAGTCGTTGTGTTTGTAGGGTAAGTCTATAATTTGCAAATGCTAGTGCATCTGTTAAACGTTTGTCCATTGAATTACTTCCTAGTTATATACGCAGTTATTTATAGGAAGATTTTAAGTCTGTTAAGCCGTTAACTTGAAATTTCGTGCCAATCTTGATATAATGAAGCTACAGGAGTTGGGATTGTTAGTGTTACATCATTCTCTGTAACAGCAACAGGATAAACCATACTAGTAGTTAATGTTAAATCACCTTGTGACACTAATGCAGTACTTGAACTATCAAGTACTATTCTTAATCT